GCGGGCAAAGAAAATACAAGACGGAAAATATGATTACACCAAAGTAAAATATCTAAACAGCACATCCAAAATAATCATCATCTGTCCCATTCACGGAGATTTCCTACAACGACCTCTTAACCATCTAAGCGGAGAAGGATGTTCTAAATGTAGATATGCCAACAATACAATACTCCTATCCAAATCTACACCACATTTCATTCAAGAGTGCAGAGAAATCCATGGAAATGCCTATGATTATTCTCTTTCCAAATACATTCAGGCAAACACCAAAATAACCATTCTCTGCCCCAGACATGGACCTTTTCTACAAACGCCCCACCACCATTTACATGGAGATGGATGCCCAAAATGTTTCAAAAGAATCTCAAAAAAAGAAACCGATTTCCTCGATCATATGGGCATTCCGGATCGACAGGTATATCTTGAAGGGAAACAAGTAGATGGATACGACTCCAAAGCAAATACTATTTATGAGTTCCTTGGAGACTATTGGCATGGGAACCCCGTAAAATTCAACCCAGACGACTACAACAAAACTTGTAAAACTACATTTGGGATTCTACACCACGAAACACTCAAAAAATTTGATATGTTTGTTAGGCGAGGATATACCGTGAGATATGTATGGGAAAGCGATTGGAAGAACTTTATACACAAAAAAGACCCAACCCCAAAAATACTAGAATATCACGAACCCAACTGCCAATTGAGATAAACGGTTGTTATTTTTCGGCATCAGAGAAAACCATTTCATAAGAATTTACCATCTTTTATGTCGTTCATTACTTTTCGAGTCAATATCAAAGATCCAATTGACCCAGTAAATTCTCCACCAGCATCTCTAATCATGTCAATTGTTTTTAGAGGGATATCTGCTTGACCGAATGGTAGTTCTCTCCAATGTAGGTCTTCATCGGAAAGATTCCATTGAAGCTCATGATTTCGCGAATGCGATTGAGAGTTTGAAGCCCATCATCCTTATGAAAATCATAAAGCACGGCATCGTACGTATAAAGCACGGCTTTGGTCTTCTTGCTTGCCAGATACATCTGAACTTCTTGCAACTTTGATATAGCAATCTCACCTTCCGCCGCTTGCAAGATGTAGTTGAACACTTTGGGAGGATCTGGCTCGGTAATGTGCTTATCGGTAATCTTTCGCTTGAAGAATGGAGTCAGAACATAACCATTTTTCTGGAAGAACTCCCATTGCTCGTCAATATATGCCTTGAGATTGGCCAAATACTTGATGTGAATGTATTTTTCTTCGACCCCGCCGTAAAGTTGTCGGAAAGTCAGCTTCTTGGCCTCCGTGATGTCCATATCATCCACCGATTTCTTCTGGAAATAGAGCTTGGCGAGGTATCCATAGATGTCAGTCCCTACAGGAATGTGGTATCCAGTCAACTTGCAAACAATACGGGGATGGAATGCCGTATAGTCAACCACAACCATCCGTCCATCCTTGCCATAACGACTCACAAAAGAGGCTCTGGACCCATCTTTGGTGTTTAGAGCGGCATAATTGACACCTCCAAACCGATTGCTAGGTCTCCCGGTACTGGTGTAGATGTTATATTGACTGAAGACTCTCCCACTGGCGTTCGGCTTGACTTGAAAATACTTGCCGAAAATCGCCGGATCAACACAAATCCCCACTTGCTCCAAATACCCGAGAGTTTCCAAGATTACATCATTCACCAGAAGCGTGGACTTGCTCATGTTGCCTATCATTTTCTTAATGGTTTTGCACATGTCTTCAAATGCTTCCAGATGCTTCATCAAAGGAATGATGCGATTCAATCGTTTTGCTCCGTGAGAATTTCTCTGAACCAAATCATGAGCTGATGTATTGAACTCGTTGGCATCTACCGCTTCACACGCCTTCAAATACCCACAAAGATTGGCATCGTACACACAAGGAATCCGAATCAGTTGAAGGAATGCCTTTCGATCCAGAGCCCACTTGAGATTTTTGGTATGTCGCAGACACTCGTTGAGAAACTCTTCGGGGCGTATGGAAGGAGTAGAATCGGGATGGTCGGGGGCGAAGTAATAGGTCTTTTCAGTGGAAAGAACTTTGATGAAGAGAATACTTTGAGCGTTGTCGGCTGGATGAACTCCCTCTTCAACAGGAACCACATGAACAATCCACTCTCCGCTACTTTCCGCAAGGAAACGGATGCAATCTGCACTTGTCTCAATCATCGACCGCTATCTTACAATATTGCGGTCGGTTTGTCAACTTATTTCGCCAACGAGACCAAGCCGTTCCTTGACGTGCTTTCTCAATGGAAGAATACCCGCAGTAATCGTCGTTGTCCACTTTCCAGCTTCAATGTCCTCGGTCAAGTCAATGATACGAAAGACAATGTTCCTATGAGAGTACGGTTCGGGAAGATTGCGAACGAGGAACATCATAAACGTCCTCAACCCACCTACACCTTGAATGGTAAATTGGGCTTGAATATTCGGCATGATTCCACAGTAGCGGGGATTGTTTTCCATATCTCCATCATCCAACAAGAGTTTCAAGATATCGATGCTAGGAAGAACCATTCTTTTGACAATAATCGTATCATCAGCCCGCTGAATCGACATTTGCATAGCCCCGTTGGCGGGAGTTAACAACTGAAGACTTCTCAGAGCAGATGCAAGAGAAGTTTGAGAATCTTTATGTTTGGGTGGTTTCTGCACATTATCCAATCGAAGTCGATCTTTGAACTGGTAATCCAACAACTCATTCTGGTCACTCAAAATGGTTCTATTATTGGGGTTGTTGGTTTCGGCATACATCGTTCGGATGGCCTGTGGATTGCTGATGGTAGGTGTGAACCTGATGCTTTGAAGCAAACTTTCAGCATCGAAGTAATCAAACGTATAGACTTTCCCATAATTGATGGAATTGACAAACTTGTAATCTACCACTTTCATCGTAGCTACTTCCGTTTCCCCGGCCTTTCCAGTCGAGGGAGTTAATCTCAAATCCCACATATTCGCCGCCGCCGTGGATATATCCGCTAAAATATTACCTATGAAATCTGTGAACGTCTTAAGCGAAGTTTTCTTCATTACATCTTGAAGGAATCCAACCCTCACATAGATGTCTCGCAAACGCCCAGCATATCGGCGAGGATAGGATTTTGTATTTTCAATTTCTGATGATTGTGGGGAAAAGAACGGAAAGGCAAATGATATGTATTCGCCACATTTTCTGTATCGAAGGGCATTGATTACCGAGTCTAAATTATCTCTATACGCAGTTACGTTTTTTTGATAACAAATTTTCCATAATCTCAAATCCGGTAATAATCCCAATTCTTCCATTTCATCTTTAGTCAGTTGACGACCCCTGAAGTCTTCTCGGCTGTCAGAAATTCCAAGAATAGCATCATATTCTGAAGGAGTTGTCGTAGAACTGTCAATTGTTACTGCGGAAAGATTTTTGATTTTAGCTTCCAACTCGATTATTTGGTTGTTTGTTTCATTCAGTTTTTTGGTTCTTAAGGCCAATCCCCCGGGCGTCTCTTGGAGGAGCGGCGGTCCGTGCGAAAGGCCGGTAGCTTTTTTGTATAACTCTATTCTTTCCTGCCCTGCTTTCACAATTGCTTTATCTTCTTCAGGAGTCCTAGACAATCGAGCTGCTCGTCGTTCGCCCGCCGCGTGGATAATATCATCCAAATTTGGTATAGTAATAGCTCCCGGTGGTTTGGAAGGATTCTCTTTGACATCTCCAAACGCTCCATAGAAATACTTTGGGGATTCCGCGTTTGGAATCAACATGATTGTACCATCAGTGGAAATCAGGTTTGGATGGGCACCAATAACACAATCGTTAATATCCACTCTGAACATTGATTCATTATTATATCCAATAAGGTCTTTTGACTTCAGATTAAATATCTCAAATACCAGCCCCATATTGATCCATATGTTGCTTTGATCCTTCGCATCAAAATCCTTGCCGGCATTTGTATATTTTGATTTCAACTCATTATGGGCTTGAGCAGTGGTAGATAATTTGGTTACGAATGGAGAAATAGGACCGGTCGACCCAGCCACCGCTGCTGCTCTCGAATTTGCAATCGAAGCATCCGTCGTCATCGTTTCGGATGATAAATCTCTTACACAAAAAACGCCATAGAGAATGTGTTTCCAGTTGAAATCTTCTGGGTATTCAAAATTTTCTGGATATTCTTCTTGGAGATGCCGCGTTAATTCGCCAATGCCACCGGGAATCTTAGCAGGGTCAGGAGAGGTAATCACCTTTTTGATGTTAGGCAATTCCACAGTAATGAAATTTCGCAACGTGCCCACGATCTGTATCTGATTTTCGATATCATTTTTCTGGTTTTCGATATCATTTTCTTTATCTTTTGTTGACGTTTCTAATTCTTGTTTGATAATAATACTCGAATCGACAACCAAACCAGCGTAAATACGATCTGGGGAAGTGATTTCCGTCTTGCAACGAATGCGCATCTTGTCTATACTCCACTCAAAATGATTCACAACCCCGAACAATACATCATAGTTGCCCTTGGAACCAATGATGTGCTTGGTGTAAAGTGGATAAGGATTTGTCTTGAGTCGTTTTAGCAACTTCAAATCATTCAAGTCCAGCAAAGAGGAAGGATCGAAGTGATTCCACCCCCATTCCAAAATACAAGAAATACCGGGAACCAGAAAGTAGGGCGTCATGTATTCTAGTTGTTTTGGAGAGAAACATACCCATTCAATGGTAGCTCGGCGGTAGAGTTCCTTCTGGATGGTAACGCTGATTTTCTCGATCTCGGGAGGTGGAACGTGAATTGGATAATTGCTCGTTAGATCATTGTCAATGGTATGAGGGATTCCAGTAGGCATGTACCCAATGATGCTTGGATTGCTGACACCATAGCCAAAATTGCTGGGGTTAAGGAACCCGTAGCTGCTGTAGAAATCTTTACCACCAAACAGAACAAATCCCTGTTTGTCAAAATATTCGCTTCCTTCATAAGGATTGGGTTTGCCTGCTCCATTAGAACAAAAACGAACCCAAGGGCTCATCGGACCACGATACTTTGTCCAATCTCCGTCTTTCCCATCGGTATTCTCCCACCCGCCCTGTTCGGGAGAAACGTACTCAAAACTCCGATTCACCCTGCGACGATCCAACTCGGTTTGGATTTCTTCGGGAATATTACATGGTTCCCAAGGTATAAGTGGTGTAGCCATAACTGATTATGTAGATGAGTTAGCTCGGTTGAATTGATCGATGATTTCATTGATGTTCGTTGGTATCCGCAGAGTTAGTCCGGGTTCAACGCTCATTCTTCCTTTTCCAATGTTATTCACCAAAGCGATAATCCACCAAAGCGTTGGGTCTCCATAGTATTTGTACGCTAGTGTATCTAAGTAATCCGTCTCGTTCGAGATGATAAAAACATCGGTACTCGATCTCGGTATCCTCGGGTAAGACGTAGTAAGATATACTCTCTTCCCATCATATCGACTGACTACTGGAATGTTGGCGTATCGCTTCATAGATTACCTGTTCAAGTCCGGTCTTTCTCCGGTGTAGAAGGTTGCTTGATAAGATTGGTCATATTGCGAAGGGCTGATATCCGGAGTAGGATGGTCTCGGAGATATTGAACTTGCAAATCCGTCATAAACCCTTCTCCGGTTGTTTCGTCCGGATCTACTGGAACTGGATTTGAATATCTCGCAATATCGATTGGCTGGATTGGAGCAGGAACGGCGTGATCGAATTGATATTCAACCAGACCTTGGTGCATGTAAGGTTGATTGGAGATATCCATTGGAT